AGGAGGAAGAAGAGCTATCGAAAGAGGATATCTTCCAACTGTTGAGGGGGCAGCACCTGGGGCTTTCTCAATTCTTAGCCGTGTACAAGCCGTATATGAAGGCGTTATCCCTAACAAGAAAGCTGCTCAACAGAACATAAATCAAGCTATGAGAGATTTACGAGATTTGGGTATGGTAAATGAAAAAGATCTTTCTAATTTAAACAGATTATTAAAGAAAGATGTTGAACAGATATATGCAGAGTCTGGAGAAGCTGTTACTGAAGCTAGACGAGTCATGAACGAAGAAATAGAAGTGGAACTAGCAAAAATAATTGCTCCTCTCAAAAAGGATTTAGATCTTCCTAAAGAGGCTTTGAAGACGTTACAAACGTCGAAAGAGTTATTTAAAGAACAAGTAGATCAGTTATACAAGATGGCTAATGATAAATTTGGAAAAGGGAACAAGATTATTCCTTTAGGCAAATTACAAGAATTATTGGACGACCAAATTATTACTAAAGAAATGAAAGGAATTTTTGAAAAAAAAGGAATTTCAGACATTTTTCAAAGTGCACGAACTGAGGCTATAAAAAGACTAGAAAGCACAAAATATGAGCCTGGGTTTTTTGCTAAACTACGAAGCACAAAAGGTAAGTCAAAAGAGCAAATCCAAGAAGATAGAGTTTTATATAACCAACTTATTCGAAAAGAAATGTATGTGACCCCTCAACAAGCAAATGCTTTAAGACATACCATGACCGAAATGAATTATGACCCCAGATTTGCACAAACATTAAAAGCAAACGATTTTGGGGTTTTGAGGGAAGAGTTAAATCTTGCTTTTTTAGACGCAGAAGACAAATTAGATTTAGCTATACGAACAATTGACGGATTGTCCAAAGATCTTCCTAAAGGATCAAAATTAAAAGCAAAACTTACAGATACTTTAAAAATTGAAGGAGATATTAACGAGTTAAAAGAAGGGGTAGCTTTACTACGAGAAACTGGAGAATTTTATGCTGATGGCATAGGACGATTTGATGAAACAATTACTCAAAAGATTTTTAAAGAAACTAGAGGTGGAAGAAAGAAGATGAATCCATCTAGAGTTCTTAATTATGTTGTTAAAAACGACGACCCTGACACTTTAGAAAAATTTCTAAAAGAAATTAGGGGTGTTCCGAGAGTGCCTGGGGTAGCTATTGAAGAACCTAAAGTTCGGTTCAATGAAGTAGAGTATAGTATTGATGAAGCAGAAGAGCTTCTTAAACCTTTTGTTAAAGTAGACCCGATAACAGGAAAGACAAAAATAGACCCTAGAGGCAAGAATTTAAACGATAGGATTCAAAAAGCAAAATCTAAAAGAGAACAACGTCAAGATATACTTGATCAGGGGGGCAGACAATCAGAGGAAATGCGAAAGCAGTTGGCTTCCGCTTGGATCAATAGACTTATGAAGCAGAATTTAAAGGTTAAAAATTTAAAAAACGGAGAGTTTGTTTTTGACGGCATAAAAATTCAACGAGAGATAGAAAAGTTAGGAAAAACAAAAGATGTTTTGTTTAAGTCTAGGCTAAAGGGGGAAGGTTTTGTTTTAGGGAAAAAAGGAGAACTTGACGATTTAAACGATCTTTTAAGATTGTTTAGGTCAACGGGAGCCGAGGTAAATGAAGAAACTATGCAGGAGTTTGCTAGTAGACCTCTTGCTCAAGCCATAAAGGGGTTAAAAGATAAACTAGAAATAGAAAAGAATGTTACAGATAATGATCTACTTCGTTCCCTCTCTAGAGCCGATGCTGACGACATTGTTGACAAAATTTTTAGGAAAAAAAGTCCTAATAGGATACGTCAGTTTATGAACAATAAAATAAAAGTTGGGGACAGTGTTCAAGAGCTACCTAACCACGAGGCTTTGTCAAACAAAGTAAAAGACGCTGCAATGGGTAGAATACTTCGGTCAGTTACAGACGTAAATTCTTCAAGCTTTGGAGACGATTTTCTTTCTGGAAAAGTTGGAAAAGATCTTCTTAACAGTTTAGATGGCTATGGAAGAGAATCAGTAGAAGCTATGTTTGGAAAAAAAGAAGCAGATTCATTATATGAATTAGCAGAAATTATGATTAGATCATCTGACGCACCCATGAGCGGAAAAGGAGGTTTGGCGGCACCGACTATAGCTCTTGGCTTAACCGTTTTCGGTGTTTTAACTGCTCCTATGGCGACTTTACCGGCATTGGGTTATTATACCTTTATGTCTATGGCACTACGAAGACCAGGGGTTTTAAAACTAATTACCACAACTAGACAACCTGGGGCAGATACTGTTTCTACTGCTCTTAGAGACATTCAAACGGCAGTACAAAAAACAAATCTTGAGTTAGGCACGACTCAAGAGGGCGTTCTTCAATTATCACCAGAACAAAAAGAAAAAATGAGAAATGTTGCTTCTCCTGTTTCTCAGTTTATAAGTCAAAAAGTACCAAACGTCACCTCTGCTTTTGCAGGCACTCAAGCAGCAAAGATTGATCCAACGAATCCGATTGTAAATCCAAATCCTCAATCACAAGCACTTGCTCAGACACTTGCAAGCAGATGATTTGCCCTAAATGTCAACAAGAAAGTAATCGTATCAATGTGCATGGTCACGACCAATGCTCTGTCTGTGGTTCAGTGGTCGATGATTGTTGTCAAGGCGAAAGGGCGGTTAATCAACCTCGCCCCAATTGCTCTGTAGATCCTGGTCAACCTTACTCGGAACAACCAACTCAAGACCCGTCTCCATAATTTTCTTGATTTTATGTGCTTGAATATCGCTCTCAACAGAGAAGCATAATTCATCATGAACCGTGATCAACGGAACAAGACCCTCCTCGTAGCAATCTACCATCGCTAACTTTGTTTGATCGGCTGCCGAACCTTGGATCAGTTTATTCAAGGCTTTGTAGGTAAACGCTCTTCGGATATGAGGTCCGTATTCTCTTTCAGCATCCTCAAACTTCATAGGTTTGTTATAGCCAAAACTTCGAGGTTCCCACATATCGAATCGGCATAGACGACCCGCTATCGTTCTAATCTTCCCGTGTTTCGCTGCTCTCTGCATCACACGTTCTGCTAGAGTCTTCACGAAAGGCACACGTTCATGGTACTTAGCCATAAGAGCTTTTGCATCGTCTTTAGAAAGAACCAACTGACTTGCAAGCTTTGCTACGCCCATTCCATACATAATTCCAAGATTCACCGTCTTTGCCTCTTTTCGGGTTATCCCGGCAAGATCAGCTACCATTTGGTGAAAATCGGCATCACCTTTGTGGTACTCTTCTATAACCTCATCAATCACAGGATGTCTGTCGTTGGGTCGAAGAACAGAACAATAATGCACAAGTAGTCTTGGCTCCTGTGAGGAATAGTCAAAGCTTCCCCATCTGTGTCCTTCCTCTGGTATAAAAAGACCCCGAATCAGTTTTTTGATTTCGGGGTCACGAGCAGGTATCTGCTGCAAATTCGGGTTCGACGACGAAAATCTTCCCGTGACAGTCCCCCCATCATCGGATCGAAGTTGATGGAATTCACAATGGATACGACCTTTGTGCTCGTGTTTCAAAATACTATCAATAAATGTACTATCTGCTTTATCCGCTTCTCTTAGTTTCACAATAGCCTGGGCGACTTCATTCGGGTGTGCCTGTAAGAATTGTTTGGTAAAAGAGGGTGCTCCTAGATCCGTCTTCGGATAATTCAATCCCAATTCTTTAAAAACCTTCTCTACGGAAGCATTGGCCCACGGCTCAATGTCAATAGATGTTTTTTTCTTAATAAAAGATTTTATCTCCTTGACACGCTTTTTTAACTTCTCTCTAGCTTTCTCGGCTTTATCCAAATCGACACGAACACCTCTTTCTCTCATGTCAAGTAAAATCGGTATTAATCTCGATTCTAATTCGAATACACTGTTTAATTCGTTTCTATTAATTTCGATATTTAGTCTCTCCCATAACTTTAGGGTCATGAGGGCATCTTGCTCGGCATAAGGTCCGACATACATAGGAGGCATCTTGTACATGTCGCTCTTAGGATCAATCCCAAAATCTTTCGCGGCAGCTTTTAGCATCTTCTCGTCTTTCCGCATATCAATAAAGTCCCGTCCAAGATTATTAAGGCTATAGCTAAACCTATTTTCATCAATTAGAGGAGCAGCCACCATTGTATCGATAATTCTGCCTTTTACGTCAATACCCTCGGCTCTAAGCCATCCCGCGTCGTAAGTAGCATTATGCATGACCTTATCAATGTGGGGAGTATTCATCTGATCCTTAAACCAATTAAGGGTCATTTCTGGGTCTAAGTTGTGTCCGTTCTCATGGCGAATCGGGAAATATCCCTTATAATCCCCTCCCGCTACGGCTATACCTATAATGTTCCCGTCTTTTCTCGACCAACCTGGGCCTAGTGTTTTTATGTTCGGATCCCTTGTCTCAAGGTCCACGGCTAACTGTTTACACTTAGTTAGATCTGGGTACTCCGAGGGAATGTTCCAATCCACGTCGAGAACATCCATGCTCATACGCTCCATAAAACTTATGGTACTCTTATCGTGTTTACTCCTAGTCATTATTTTCACCCCACTCGTCGTCTTCGCCCCAAAGGGCGGCATATCCCATTATGTCCACCAACGAATCTAGGTGATTCGGGGTCTGAATTAATCGAGACATCTTCACGGCAATCATGCAGTGGTACACCTCTTCAACTGTGATCTTTCTCTCTAAAATAATTGACCAGAACTTTGCGATGCGTTCATGGTTTAACTGTGCATCTCCATATATCTTTGCTCGTTCCTTGGAGATTAACTCGCCTGCCCTCTCTAGGAGTTCTTTTCTTTTTACCATTATATATCATACCTGTATTTTTTTTGTGATTCAATGATGTGTAGGTTCTTTTTCACCCTCGTCAAGCCGACATAAAATACTCTATGCTCATCGTCTTGGTCTGGGTTCGTTACACATGGTTTTGTAGAATCCAGATGGACTACTACATTATCGTCTTCTCCTCCCTTCATAGCGTGGAATGTTGAAACTTTTAATCGTGGTCGCTCTGTTAACACTTCTTCTCTTCGCAACAAAGAACGAATGTAATACTTCTCGTCTGTTCCTAGGCGAAGAACGTCTAAAGCACTAACTTCTCTAGGGGCGAGTAATCCAAGATTTTTTACTAATCCTTCATAGGTATAAGTACTGTCTAGGGGTTCGGCATCAAGCAAAGGAAGCATCCCCCTTTTTACTACGGCTCCGTCTCCTGTTTTCGGGGCAAGTTCATACAATCGCCTTACCTCATGTAATCCTATTTCGTCTCCTTTTTGCAACCCTTCCCAAATTTTTATCGCTTCAGCTATTTCTAGCTTGACACTTGGGAATCCTTTGATCTCGTAAAATAAACCCTGATCACGAAGATCGGAGGCAATATCTCTGGCAAAGGAGTTTGTTCGGGTCATCAAGGTCCATGAACCTTGGCTCATGTCCATACCATAGGTGTCAAGATGAAAATTTACACTTCCTTCTCTTTCCGTTGGTCTGAATATCTTTTGTTGTCGGTTCCTTATCCGTTGAACCACGGACATCGATAGATCGAAGGCTGATTTTGGTAATCTGTAACTCTTGTCCAGTACACGGATTGTTTCAGAACACTTCATAAATAAATTTACATCGACCCCCGCCCATTTATGAATCGCCTGGTCATCGTCTCCCGCGAAATAGGTATGATCTGAATTACCCGCGAGTTTCTCCACCATCTTCCATTGCAAAGGAACGAGGTCCTGGGCCTCATCTACTATCAATATCTCTAACTTTGGGGGACTACACTGATCTATATAACTAGAAATCATGTCCGTAAAAGAAACTTTCCCGTTCTCTGCCTTATAAAGTCTTAGTGCTTTATCGATCTTCTCAAGCA